ACAAACTCTTTAGGAGCTAAAGGCAAACCAGTTTCATCCTCTAAGTTTTGTAAGAAATCTTTAGTTAACATGTTGCCATACAACTGCTTTTTCTTTTCCATCCTTTCGTTAGCAGCAACAGGATCTATAGTTTTAGCTTTTATATCATAGTCTTGATTAACCATTCCGTTAACAATAACGTCAACAAACTTAGGTATAATAGATACAGGGCTCCAGTCTATATTTAAATAAGAAGAATCCCCTTGAACATCAAGAAGGTCTTTATATTTACCTACATCTTGGTTTCCCTCAGCGTAAGATCTGTTACGATTATATCGCATCTTACGATCTCTAAAATATACGTCACCATTATTATGCCACTCGTAGTACATGTTTTTAAAGTACTCAAGTCCATACTCTTTAGTAGCTTTTTCTTCGTTAGTTGCTAAAGGTGATGGATAACCATTTAATTTGTTTTTATTATTACCGTAAGTCATGATTTTATTTGTTTGCTAAACATTCCTTTGTTACTATATTTTTTAACTAAAGGAGATGATACCTTTAATTCTTTTTTAGGTTTTATATATTTCTGTGACGCTAGTAAAGCCAATGAAGACGATATACTAGCATCATACTTTGTTCTATTATCTATCTCGAACCTACTCCAATCATCAAGAAGCGTATTAAAAAAACATCTACCAATCTCTCCAGTCTCTGCGTCATACCCTACATGATCATATATATATGTTGCTATAGCCTCTGCTTGAGCATTTATAACTGCAGCACCTGATCCAGGTATACCTTTAGTCTTTTGTTTTCCTCTACTCCACTCTGTGTGAGTCATATCTGGTCTATCCATCAAGTACTCATAGTATCCTCTGTTTTCAAAATACTTTAGTATTCCCACCTTATTATTCTCTACCAATATCTGACAGCCATAGAATACGCACATCTTAATCATATCCTCGTAAAATATTTCTGCTTTAGGAGGTCTATTAATGTACTCACATACAAACTGCATAGACGCATCACTTGACATGCTAAACTTATGAAATACATGAGCAGCAGCATCAGACCTTCTACCATCGGTAGTCGTGTCATGATCGTAAGGGTCACAACCTGCAACAAGTTGATCTGATCTACCAGGAAACTTTTTATTAAATCTAGACGATACAACGTTTTGATTCTGAGTCTCTGGAACCCAAGTGATTTCCCACTTACCCTTTCTGTGAGGTATCCACATAACCTCGCTATCCTGTACGCCATTTTTCCAAACAAACTCACCCCTTGTTGTAGGAGTATTATTAACCTCGTTGTAATCCATTTGTTGATAGATTCTTTCGACATCAAATATACAACTTTGTGTATCATTTCTAAATGCTTCTTCTATAGTAAACGGAAACTGACGTTTAAACTCTGATAACGCTGTAGTATCATCCTTTAAAGCGTCCCTTCTGTTTTGTATATAATCTTTAGCACCAGTATCAATACTCATATCATCAATCCCCATTATAGGAGTCTTTGGAGTATCTACAACACTGTAACCATACTCGTCAATAAATCCCTCTAGGTTATCAAAAGCAGGTATAAATAACTTATACAAACCGCTCTTTGTCCTACCGTTAAGATCTTTCTCTCCCATATCAGAGTCGTAAAATATATCTTTAAACTCTGCACCACCATCTTGCAACTTATTAGCAGTAGATCCCATCATACACTTTCCTACAACCTTTCTACCTAGTAGTAAACAAGTTTGAGTTACACCCCAGTTTTTCTTAATAGAGTTTTGCCCTGTCCACTTACCAGCCTCATCATGTATAAGAAGTTTAAGCTTCATACCATCATAACTGTTGTCTGCTGTGTTTCTCCAATCTATTATAGAATTTAAAGCTTCAGACTTCTCTATATGCTTTTGATTTTTAGTAATCTTTTTAGCAGGCTCTCTAAATGCTAGCTCTACACGAGGATTACTAGAACCATCCTGTATAGGTTGAAAGAAGAAAGGGTAGTTTCTATATATACGAACTACTTTATCAGTAAACATAGTCTTAGCATCAGCTCCAGTTTTAGAAAGCAAACCAAAGTTACTATCGTAAATCTGTGTAGCTTGATTAACTATCTCGCTACTAGCCATGTAAGAAAAACCACTACGTCTGTTCTTAAGAAAACACATTCCGTAAGAGTTCTTGTCGTTTTTACACGCTTCCCAAAAAATAAAGAACGTTCTGTTAGCATCCCTATAATCAGGATAACCAACATCTATTTTACTCCACTGGATAAACATATAATGAGATCCAGTAATGTATGTAGGAATACCGTTGTTGTAAAACCACAAACCATCTCTCCTACGTCTAAATTCTTCTTCTATATAATCAACATAATCAGAAGCATTTTCTCTTGTTAAACCCTTTGGTATATCCTCTCTAGTCCACTTTTGTTTTTTCTTAGGGAGGTTATGATATAATATATCTTTTTTATATCTAGGCTTTTTAGGTAGAACTATCTTTAAGTTATCAAACTCTAAGATCTCTCCTTCATTACCCTTTATTAGATATATAGTATCACTTTTTTGCATACCGTTCAGCAAAAGACCCTTTAAAGTCTTTTTTCTCTTCTATTAAGGATTCACCTTCCTTGATTCTATCCTCAAGGTTTTTTATTCCTAAAAGAATTTCTTGACAATCTTCAAAACATTCTCTTTTTGCTTTTATAGCTTGTCTTCTTTTAGCGTCATCTTCTTCTATTAAAGGTTTGCCTATCTCTTCAATAAGAAGATCTACAGCTCCCTTGCTTGCCTCTATCAACTTCTCTAAAGTCTTAAGAGCATAATCTCTATTCTGCTCCTTCATATACAGCTAATACATCAAAGTTACGCATACGAAGAAGTTTTTTACCGTCTATATCCATATCGTACTCAGAGTTCTCGCTCCACATAACTCTATCTCCCTCACTAACACCCTGCTCTTTCATCCATTCAGTTATTATAACTGCTTTACCATGAAGCTCCACTTCAGAAGCTGAAGTCTCTAGAAATATTCCAGACTCAGATTGCTCTGGTTCTTTCATCTCTTGCTCCATGAAGTTCCATACTCCTACAGGAATGTACTCTTCGCCTCTTTGTATAAGATATATCTGCTCTGCAAAAGCTTGATATATATTATCTTTATCAGCATGTTTAACAAGGTTTACAGGTGTTGCTATAAAATGGTGAAACCAAACCCTATCACCTTCCTGTATTCCTGTTTCTTTAGTGTCCTGCATTGGTGTTTTATACACCGTACCATATTGTCTTGCTAACTTCATAGGGTCGTAAGAGGTATCTCTATACAACTCCTTACCGTTTAACATTATAGTATCCTCTGTTTCTTTTTCTACCTCTATCCAGTAGACATCTTTAATTGGCTTCATTTTTGCTTATATTTACGTTTACTTTTTACTTAACCTCGTACTCTTCTTCCAGTACTGCAGTGTTATACTCTATAGCTGTGGGTTGAGAGAAAAACCTTTTCCAAGGTCTTGAAAACTCTTCGCCATCTTTCTTTATATACACATCGTATACAACCTGTTGATGTTTATACCACGCAGCCTCGTCTTGTATAATAGCTGTAACCTCTAGTGAACCCCCAAGCATTCTCTGACCTACCTGATAAGTCAGTCCTTGCTTTAAGTCCCCTATTGTTATCTTTCTTATAATAGGGTTTATTGCTTCCATTTTTCTTTAATTTAAATTTAATTATACTATTATTCTTGATGCTTTTATAAAACTAAAATTACATGTTGCACCAGTAGCATCAAGTGTTTGAACCGCCATCACAGGTACAAGTTCAGCAGAAGACGACATAATTAAAGATTTTGCTCTAGAATTAGTCTGAGTTACACCACCTGCAGTTGTTGTTGTAGGCGTTGAAGTTAAACCATACTGAGTATTATTTACAAAAACACTAATTCTTCTGGTAGAATCAAATGCTATCTTTAATCTATACACAGTATCAGCAGTAACTGCTATTCCTAAATCTGTAATATAATCTACTCCACTTATACTATACACAAAGTGAAGATTACCATTTGTTGTTAAAGATCCTAAATCATCATCTGTAGCGTATAAAAAATAAGCTTGATCTGCATCAGTAGCATAAGCTCCAGTGGTAGTTAATTTATATCCAAACCAAAATGCCATATTAGCAATACTACTATCTGTGGTTAATGGAGACTGTAGAACACCTTGGTACTGTGAAGGAAATCTATGGCTAGAAGACCATGGACTAAATCCTGGAGCAGAATGAGGACCACCTTTCCAAATACCCTCACTCCCTGTTTTAGGTAACAATATTATCTGATCATTGTCAGAGCTTGTTGTAGTTAATCGTATTCCTGGAGGTGCATAATCAAACTGAATTTGACCTTCAGAAGCATTTGTACCTCCAATTTGCCAAGAAGAGTTAGCTGCAACATGAGGATCTACAGTTACATGTATTTCATAAGTTTGTGCAGCAACATCCACAGCATTAGTTGACAGCCTTATCTTACAAGAAGTGTCATCAACATCATGAACCATAACAGATACCATAGCATTATCAGCTATAGTTCCACTAGAATTAACCAAATAAGCTAAAACGTGAGAATTATCTTGTATTACATTGTTATTTAAAGTAAACTCTATAGAGTCACTAGCAGCTAAATCTATACTAGCAGTAGTAATTCTAACAAATTTTGAATGTTGAGTTACTGCTGTTGTACCACTAGTTGATTGAGTTATTTCCACATTACCTATATCTTTTACAGGCAAGTCATAAAAATACTCTATTAAAGTATATATAGATTCTGATTGAGATACAGTACCACTTACCTTAAGATTACCCAAGCCATCAAGAACCATTGATTCAGTTCCAGATGTAGAAAAAGATATAGCATCATTAGAGTGGTCGTATGATATTCTACCAACATCGTTATCACTAGAATCACCAAAATATATATTACCTGAAGCTGAAGATCCAGAAAGTATAGATAATCCAGAATCACCAGAATTTTCTAAAACAACTTGATTAGCAAAAGCACTTGCAGTAACAGATCCAGCACTAGCAGTATAAACATGAAATAAACCATCTGGAACTACTCCTCCAGTACCTACACCTACTTTTAAAAACTCTACTTTATCTGTAGATAATTTCATAGATGTAGAATTACCATCTCCAGTTTCAACACCTTTTAAGCTTGTGTCAGAAATCTCAGAAGAAGTCTGAAGTATTCTTTGGTATGTCTTAGATATTGCTTTACCTTTTAGTGAACCCATCTTATTTTTTCTTTATTTTTTCTATAGACCTACCAGCAAAGTAAGCTCCATATACTGTTATTAATAACGTTTGATATATAGGTATATAACTTTCTTGAATCTCAAATCCTCCTGCGTTCCCATCAAACACTGACAAAACTACAAAAATTGCAGTTAAAAATATACATATCAAAGGACGAATGTTTTTAGAAAGCCAATTATCAGACTTCATATCCGCCTCCCATCGTCTGGTAACCTGTTCTTGTGCTTGTGATTCAGCTTGCATAAGAACCTCTTCCATCTTACGCTTTGCTTCTAGTCTTTCCTCGTCAGAAGTGCTAAGGTTGTCGATTACGTCACCAACCTGCTTAACAACTCCTCCACTTAAAAAATTTAATAACTTACTCATAATTATACTAACCTATAAGCAGTGTCACCATCTTTATCTTTATACGCTTCTAAAACCTGCTTTCTATTACTATTCTTTTTTAACGATATATGTATCCAAGAAAAGTCAAACTCGTTTATCATTTGGTCAAACTCTAATCCTGACTCTAATATCCAGTCGTAAATAACTTTGTTATTCATTTTTCCTTCTGACCAAAACTGAAGATCCAAAGCTTCAGCTTTACTATGTTGGCTACGACTACTCCCCCCAATTGCACGATTAAGTGACGGGGAACGATAACCACTACTAATCCGAATAGGACCAATAGAGTCACGAAGAGGCTGTATAAGATTGTCAACAAGCCTTTGCATGTTCTCCAAGTGTTTCTCCGACATCTCATTGCTTATACCTAATCTTTTTGCTGTGTTACTGTGCTCTATCTCTGCACGAGAGAAATTTTTACTTAGTTTCATAATTTAAATTTAAAACGCTTCCATGACTATCTCATCTATAGAATTTTGAACCTCCTTAAGAGTTGCTTCCATAGTCATCATAATATTTGCTTGAAATCTTTTTACCTCTTCGTTGTTGTTAAATATAACAATAGTAGGAACAACTACTACTTTATATTCTTTTGACCATCTTGAATCTGCAGCTATATCAACTCTTTGAGTTTCGCAATCTGATAGTTTTGTCAACCAAGACACTTCATTAGCCTTATTAAAACTGGCATTAAACTCAACAGCAACCATTCCATCAGGAAAATCTTGGCATAATGCTGTTAAAGGAAATAAAAATAATATTAATAGTTTTTTCATATTGCAATCTTTATTGTTGCTATACCCATAGTTGCTCCTATTGTGTTTGCTAACATATCATTCCAATTAGAGTCTCCATTTTTTATATCGTATATTTCTTTACCTGCTCCTAAAAGTAGTGACATTCCTAAA